CCTTTTTTTAGGTTCTGTGGTGATGCTGGTCTTAGGACGACCTCGGCAGATATCTCCAGAGACGAGCAAATACATGTTGCCTGTAATTCTCTCGTATGTTCTGCTATGGACTTACGGTGGAGTAATTCTCTGGACAAACTTCGAAAAGCTACAATTAACTGGGTACTCCAACCCCTAGGTATAAATACTACCGATAAATATTTGGACAAAAATTTTTGGCTGGATGCAAGTGATCGCTTAATGTATGAAGGTAAAGCACCTGAATTTTCTGAGACACAGCGAGCTCGTATGCCAGCATTCTTTGAACATGCAAACACAAATCTCCCTCAGTACGCTTAAACTTCACAACCAAAGGTTAGATGATTTAGTTACTAGATTAGAGGAAAATTTTGGATGGAAACCAATCCATCCTAAAGAAGATATAAATACAATTATGTATAGAGCTGGTCAAGCCAGTGTCATTGAATATATTAATTCCATTATGGAGGATGAAATCTAATGTGCTTTAACCAGCCTCAGGCAGCACCACCGCCACCACCATCAACGCCGCCAACACCACCGCCACCACCACTAACGCCTAATTTACCACCGCCACCTAAACCGATACAAGATGACATTAACCCTAAAGTTAGGGCAACTCAATCTAAGAAAGCAAAGAATCCACAAGCTCAAGGTACAGGAGCATTAAGAATACCTCTTGGTACTAATATAAATACAGGTGGAGCATCAGTAGGACAAGGAGGAGGTCTTAACAAATGAAGGCACGTGAAAGATATACCGCTTTAGCATCAGCTCGTTCTCAATTCTTGGACACTGCTGTTGAATGTTCTGAACTCACGTTACCTTATTTAATATCCAGAGATTTAATACAATCAAAAAACCATAAAACTTTAAAAACGCCTTGGCAGAGTGTGGGAGCTAAAGCAGTGGTCACATTAGCAGCAAAGCTAATGCTAGCACTACTCCCTCCTCAAACAAGTTTCTTCAAACTACAAGTAAGAGATGATAAGTTAGGTGAAGACATACCTAAAGAAGTTAGAAGTGATTTAGATTTATCTTTCTCCAAGATGGAGAGGATGGTAATGGATTACATTGCAGCTTCTAGTGATCGTGTCGTAGTTCACCAAGCTTTAAAACATCTTATTGTAGGTGGAAATTCTTTAATTTTTATGGGTAAGGATGGTTTAAAAAACTTTCCTTTAAATAGATATGTTGTTAACAGAGATGGAAATGGTAACGTCCTAGAAATAGTTACAAAAGAATTAATTAGTAGAAAGGTTCTCGGTAAAGAGCTGCCAGAACGCAAACCTAATGACGTCCAAGACGTTTCAAATAATACTACAAGCTCTGATGGAGATGACGTAGAGGTGTATACCTATGTCAAATTGGATGATAAGAGTGGTCGCTGGGTCTGGCATCAAGAATGTGAAGATATGATTCTTGCTAATAGCCGTAGCACAGCACCTAAATCTGGAAGTCCATGGTTAGTACTCCGATTTAATACGGTAGATGGTGAGGATTATGGTAGAGGACGTGTTGAAGAGTTTATTGGTGATCTGAAGTCCCTCGAAGGACTCTCTCAGGCACTCGTAGAAGGCTCTGCAGCAGCTGCTAAGGTAGTGTTCCTTGTATCTCCATCTTCGACCACAAAACCACAGACTATAGCGGCTGCTGGGAACGGTGCAATCGTTCAAGGTAGGCCAGAAGATGTTGCTGTTATACAAGTAGGTAAAACAGCTGATTTTGCTACTGCTTCTAACATGGCTCAACAACTTGAGCGAAGAATTGCAGAAGCATTTATGCAATTAAATATTAGACAGTCCGAACGTACTACTGCAGAAGAGGTACGCCTCACGCAGATGGAACTAGAACAACAGCTAGGTGGGATCTTCTCATTGTTAACTGTTGAGTTCTTAGTACCTTATTTAAACCGAACGTTGTTAGTACTACAGCGAAACAAACAAATACCTAATATACCTAAAGATTTAGTTAGACCTCAGATCGTAGCAGGTGTTAACGCACTTGGTCGTGGTCAAGATAGAGAAGCTCTTACTACATTCATAGGTACAATTGCCCAAACTCTAGGTCCAGAAGCTCTAATGAAATACTTAGATCCATCAGAAGCTATCAAGAGATTGGCTGCAGCACAAGGTATCGATGTATTAAACTTAGTTAAAACTGAAGAGCAATTACAACAAGAGATGCAAGCACAACAACAAGCAGCTCAACAACAAGCTCTATTAGAACAAACAGGTCAACTAGCTAATTCTCCTTTAGTTGATCCTTCTAAGAATCAGGCTTTAGCAGAAGGTATTCAAAATGAAGTACAAGCAGAAGAACTACCACCTGAAGAAGGAGAAGAACCACCTATTGAATAACAATGGCAGAAACACTTACAATAAACACCACACCTAAAACTGAAACATTATCAGAAGATCTTACTCCTGATGAACAAGATTCTCTAGAGGTTGGTGAAAAGCTAGTATCAGAACATGAGAACTTACTAGCTGGTAAATATAAAAATGCTGAAGAGTTAGAAAAAGCTTATACAGAATTACAGAAAAAATTAGGAGAAGGTGATACAGAGTCTAAAGAAGAAACAGAAGAAGTAACTGAAAAAGAAACAGAAACTTCTCCTGTAACATCTTTATTAAACGAAGCAAGTGCTGAGTATTATAAAAATGATAATAATTTATCTGAAGATACCTTATCTAAATTGGGTGAACTAAATAGTTCAGAATTAGTTGAAGCTTATTTAGAATTACAAAAGAATTCTACACAAACTACTACTGAAAGTGCTGATTTATCTGACGCTGATGTAACTGCTATCAAGCAAGTTGCAGGTGGAAACGATCAGTATGATAAGCTTGTAGAATGGGCTGGTAATAATTTATCTAAATCTGATGTCGATTCTTTTGATGAACTATTAGAATCAGGTAATAAAGGTGCTATTCAATTAGCTGTAAAAGGTTTGAAAGCACAATATGAAGACGCAAACGGTTACGAAGGAAGAATGTTACAAGGTAAATCACCACTAACATCTAAAGATGGATTTAGAAGTCAAGCTGAATTAGTTGAAGCTATGTCAGATCCTCGTTATGATAGAGACGAAGCTTATCGAATGGATGTTAGAGATAAATTAGAAAGATCAGATATTAATTTCTAAATAAAACATGGCGACCCGTAAGAGCGTCCTCGCCATAGGTTTATTTTTTATCTAATGATTATTACAGAATATGGAAAGCAAAATGTTTTCCCTTTAGAACCTTCTATCCAAATTATGAATAACGAAGAAAAAGATTTTCTCTTAGGAGACGCAGAAAAACTAAACGGACGCCTCGCAATGTTAGGTGTTATTTCAGCTCTTGGAGCTTACGTAACTACCGGACAAATTATCCCTGGAATTTTTTAAATGACAACAGCAGCTTTAACCAAATCAAATTGGAATAGTTTCTGTGAGTGGGTTACTAGCACAAACAATCGACTTTATGTTGGATGGTTTGGTGTTATTATGATACCCTGTTTACTTGCAGCAGCAACATGTTTTATTTTAGCATTCATTGCTGCCCCACCAGTGGACATTGATGGTATCCGTGAACCCGTCGCAGGATCACTATTCTATGGAAACAACATCATCTCAGGAGCCGTTGTCCCCAGCTCCAACGCCATCGGTATGCATTTCTACCCAATTTGGGAAGCTGCTACAATTGACGAATGGCTCTACAATGGGGGACCATATCAACTCACAATCTTCCACTTCCTCATTGGCATCTCAGCTTACTTGGGACGTCAATGGGAACTTAGTTATAGACTAGGTATGCGACCATGGATTTGTGTAGCTTATTCAGCACCATTAGCAGCAGCCTTCGCTGTCTTCCTGGTATATCCATTCGGACAAGGAAGTTTCTCTGACGGTATGCCGTTAGGGATATCAGGGACATTCAATTTTATGTTTGTCTTCCAAGCAGAACATAATATACTTATGCATCCCTTCCATATGTTGGGAGTAGCAGGTGTATTTGGCGGAGCATTATTCGCTGCAATGCATGGTTCCTTAGTTACCAGTTCACTTATTAAAGAAACAACTGAACAAGAGTCTTTGAATTATGGCTACAAGTTCGGTCAAGAGGAAGAGACGTATAACATTGTTGCGGCTCATGGCTACTTTGGGAGACTCATCTTCCAATATGCTAGCTTTAATAATAGCCGTAGTTTACATTTCTTC